AAAGAAGGGCTAGCAGGAGGACTGCCAGGACCGCCACCCGGAGGCGGTGCGCTCATCTGATCCGGCATCTGAGGAGAGGTAGCCACTTACTTCTTGTGCTCACTCTTCTTTTCGCCGCCCTTTTTCTCGCCTTCCATCGCCTTGAAGCCGCCGTGGATCTTCAGCTTTCCAGACTTGGAACCCATCTTCTCTGTCGAGTGCTTTGCCATGAACAGTCTCCTTTTGAAGCCGAGGGCCACAAAAGAAAACGACCCAACGGCGATATCGCCATCAGGTCATGGTCACGGTCGTCCGCTATGGACGAGTTCCAGAATCCCTTGAGAATTTGCTGAGTTCGAATATAAAGCATTTATAGCACTAGATGTAAATAATTATTTTCATTCACTTGGAGTTGCGCGACGAACTTCGTCAAAAAGAACCTCTGAAACTCCCCCATTACCGGGAAATCCGATCCGCAATTCACCCCGCCAACCCTCGGTGCGAAAGTAGTCAAATAGCTCCGCAATAGTCTTCGAGTCCTTTGCACCCTTCCAGCGAGACACGCACCGGGCGTCCATTTTAAAATCCAGTTGAGACTTGATCACATCAGATTTGCTCATTATCAACTCTCCGTGATCACTGCGCGCGGACCTGCTGCGCTTGCTTTTGTTTCCATGTGCGGGGGCTTCTGACCACTCGGGGGACGACCGGGCGCTCCCTTTGAGCCGCCGATGCCGATAGGGGTGGGGGGAGCAGATGGACCTTGCGGGACCAGAGCAGTTTCCAGTTCCTTCATCTGCACTGCAAATTCCAGCTTGATTCTCTGTTCTTCCTTCCACTTCTCCCAGACCGTGTTTCCATCGATGGTTCCGAAGTTGGCGATGTTCGCAGCCTTCGCCACGGTCTCGGAATCGATCGGGAACCCGCCTCTCTGCATTTGGATCAGCATCAGCTTGTTGGCGGTCTGGACGACTCCATGAAGCTCACCAGGGGCGATGTCGGAATGAAGGGCAGAGCAGAAATTCTGGGTACGCTGCATCCGGGTGAAGGCAGACTTTTCGCTCTTATCTTCGTGCTCCATATGGGAGGGAACAAGAGAAGAGGCATCAAGATCGAAGACTTCCCTGCTCACCCCGTCTGCCCCCACATACTGCATTACTCTTCCGGTTGGGTAGTATTGCAGGACCAGAGAGAGGCACATGGTCATCAGGTCACTGACCGGCTCGTTGAGAGAATTTGAAATGTCCTTGACGATCGGTCCAGCTTCTTCCATCGCTTTGAGCAGGGCGTCGTCGGCTCCCGCTACCTTGGCTCTGGCGAGGTTGTCCATCGCGTCATTACCAAGGATGTAGTCTTCCTTCTTTTCGAGCAACTGATCCCACCCAAAAGCCCACTCAGGGATGGTCATCAGTTCTTCGGGCAGGGCAGTGCGGATCACCTTCTCGTCGATCGCCCCGTCCACGCCCAGCCTACCGCTACTTCTGGCTTACAGAGACCGACATCCAGCACTTCTCATTTCGCAGTGGTCAGAGAGCCTTCTTCACCGTCATGCAGCAACTGGAAGACCTTGGGGTGTCAATCGACATCCAGTGCCTGAAAGCTCGCAAGCAGGGAA